AGCAGGTGCTTAAGCATAACTGGCAGGTATTTCCTACTAAGGTAAGAGGTGTAGATTTTGTAGGCTATAGATTTTTCGGAGAATATACCTTACTCAGAAAATCGACTTGCAAAACATTTAAGCGTAGGATGCTTAGCATCTCCAGTAAAAGAGAAAACAATGTGAGCCCTACTTATAGTGAGTGGTGCTCATTTAATAGCTATGTGGGCTGGCTACAGCATTGTGATAGCTTTAGGCTATACCAGAAATATGTAGAGCCTAATGTAGAATATATGCACAATTATTACTTAAAGGAGGTAAAAGGTAAGGCTACTAAAGAGGAGGCTCCTAAGCCATCTGGTAACGGAGGAGGCTCTTACAATATTGGAGATATTGTAAACTTTACAGGATGCCTCCACTATACCAGCTCTACAGCTAGTGGCGTTGCATATGGCTGTAAGGCAGGACAGGCTAAGGTAACTAACAAGGCTGAGGGTGCGGTACATCCGTATCACTTACAGGCTATCTCTGGTAAGGGCTCTACTGTATATGGCTGGGTAAATGCTGGAGATATTTCTGGTAAGACAGGCGGAGGATCCGCTAAGACCTACACAGTAGTTAAGGGAGATACTCTTAGCAAGATCGCTAAAAAGTATGGAACTACTGTAGATACTCTGGTTAAGCTCAATGGTATCAAAAATAAAAACCTTATTAACATCGGACAGGTAATCAAGTTACCTTAATCCTTTAGGCACTCCTTAATATTTTTTCATATAGAGGGCTACTGGCTGTAAAATGCTGGTAGCCCTCATTTTTTAGTTGTATCTAGTATATAAGGGGTGTATAATAGATAGAAACTGAAAAACAGCCTCATAAAGCCCTCTATTTTATAGAGGGTAAGAAGTCTACACCTAATATATAAAAGTGGCTGTATGAGGCACACAGGAGCTCACAGGACTATTACAGGAGGGTAAACAGGATGGCATACAGGAAAATAACGGATATAAGAGATACTATTGGTATGAGAGCGGTATTTTATGCCAGAGTATCTACAGCGGAGGAGGAACAACTAAACGCTATAGAACTCCAGATTGAGGAGAATAGAGGATGTATTAAGGATCATGGCTGGAAACTGGTAGGAGAGTATATTGATCGTAGTAAGAGCGGTACGATGGTAAAGGGCAGAGATGATTACCAGAGGCTCTATGAGGATCTGTATGAGGATTTATTTGATATTGTAGTAATCAAGGATCAAGAGAGGCTCCAGAGAAATACTCTGGATTGGTACCTCTTTATTAACAGGGTAGTACAAACAGGAAAGCTCCTGTTTATGTACATGGATGGGAAATTTTACTCCCCAGATGATGCTCTTATCACAGGTGTACGAGCGATCATAGCGGAGGAGTTTAGTAGAAATCTTAGTAAGAAACTCCATAATTACCACGATCACAGAATAGAGAAAGCCAGACAAGGGCAGGAGATAGCCTTACAGGGTAGCGGTAACGTGTATGGATGGGATAAAAAAGATGGTAAGTATTATATAAATCCAGAACAGGCTAAGGTAAGGAGGCTCATGTGTGAGGGCATTATGGCAAGAAAAGGATCTACTCTCATAGCTAAGGAGCTTAATGATGCTGGATACCGTAACACGGTAGGGAAACCGTGGAAACCTATGGATATACCTAAATTTGTATATGATTGTAAAAATGTAGGTACCATGATTATAAACAAAGAAAGACACGATTTTGAGAGTAAGCAAACTATAAAACTCCCTAAGGAGGAGTGGGTATATGTAGAAAACGCTCTCCCTCCGATAGTCACACAGGAGGAGTGGGATCTAATCTGTAAGATCCATGAGGAGAGAGTAATAGCCACAGGATCCGACAGGAGAGGCAAGAAAACCAGCGGATACTCTTTTAGTGGTAAGCTGGTATGTGGTATCTGTGGGGCTCCTTACTGGAGGAAACAGAGAGTATCTAAGGATGAGTACTGGGTATGCAGTACAAAGCAGACTAAAGGCAGGAGAACCAGAAAAAGAGATAGCACGATGGGGAAATCTGGAGAGATAAATCCTTTAGGCTGTGATAATGAAAATATCTCTTATAACTCCCTCATGGAAATAATGGGGGTAGTATCAGAGCGATTACAGGCAAATACAGACACAATAAAGCATGATATGATAAATTGGCTTACTAAGCTCAGAAAACAGCTCCTAGAGGCAAATGGAGGGCATACAGAGGCAGATCTACAGCGTGAGCTCTCCAGAAAAAGTAAGCTACTGGATGCCTACTTAGATGGGATCCTAAATAAACAGGAATACCAGAAAAAAGCAGAGGAGTTAGATGAGAGGATCATCCAGCTCAAAGCAGAAACAGAAAAGAATAAGGCTAACTCTGGAGATATTGCAGAGATAGATAAGGTACTTGCTAACATAGATGAGGAGGTATCCAGATATGTAGATGGTAATGAGAAATTAAAAGTAGAATACCTCTTAGAGCACTTAGAGCAGGTACAGATATTCCCAGATAAGGTTATAGTTATAGTACCGATATTGAGCGAGGGGATAGTAGTAGAGAAAACTCAGTATGTATCTAGGGAGAAATGGTGCAGGTAA